CGTGCATCGCTGCACGGGAGTTGGATCTTGGAGAACATCAGCGTAAGCTGACGAATCTCCTTGATTGCGTCGACGCTGGGAGCATTGAGTAGCACACCAGAGTCGCGTTCGAACACAAGCTCCAGGAAACCTCCGAGAAATCGGGGGAGACCTCTCTTACGGTGGAAACCACTGTAAGAGTTGGGAGCGATGAAACCTTGGTCAAGATCTCTTTCGAAATCTTTTCCAAAGTTCATCAGGGTTATCGTAAGAAACGAGAACCCCTCATGCTTAGAACGCGCCGTGACAGTTTTAATGTCACGGGTGGCGCTTGTGCGACATCTCATTGCACTTTCTTGTGCAATGATTGACCACAAAAGGATACCATCCTCAAGCGGTCGGTGGAGCCGTTGTTGGCTTTTCATAGTCCGTTCCTTTAAATAGGGACGTTAACTATCCAAGCCCACAACATTCTCCTACAGTGCCCTTACCTGAGACGAATTACATACGTCCCAGGCTGGGACAGAAGGCTGAGAACATCACCTCCTGCGCCATTTGGCACACTGTGACACTCCTTAACAGCATCATCCACGTGGATGGGGCACTTAGTTGTCATCCCAGGAACTGGGAAGATAACCTTCGTACCCGTATCCGCTTCCTCCTCTGTACTCGCAGAAGCGAGTGTGAGAAGGAAGATAACGAGGGTGACGAGGGCAAGCCAGAACACAAACGGATTTCTTTCCAAATAAAGAAAGAATCCGGCATGTGGCTGGAATCGTCGGTTGCCTTTCACGTTTCCCCAAGCCTACCGAGTCTTACGACTCGCCGGCAAGGAGCTTCGTGATCAGGGCGTCCGTCGATGCGGTGAACGTGGCCTTAAAGCCATCGTACACTGCCTTGGCCTCGGCGGGTGTGTACCCCAGCACCGGAACGTCGAAGACGAGATAGTTACTCATACTCAGCTTCGCGTTCTGGGCCGGGATAAACAGATCCGCAGCGATCTTGGAGTGGTCAACCCGGAGAACCCGCCGAGTCCTACGCCCGTAGGCGTGGGACGCGGTCAGCTTCACCAGGCCATCCGAGCTCGTGTACTCCGCCTTGTTGTTCTGGACGTTAGTCCGAGGCAACGAGATGGGCGTACCCGAGATCGTGATAGACTGGGGGTCAGAAAATGCCATAGGCATGCTCCTTTTGCTAGGTATATAAACCTAGCTTTGGTGGTTGTGCAGTGGACCTACACTAGCTACGCCGGGAAATTCCTAGCGCAGCCAGGATCGAGGCTTGGAAAGTCGACAGACCTTCCCAAGATACCCCGAAACCAAAGGGGTTAGCCGGTCGCCTGACCTTAGTCTCTGTGACCAAGGATAGCGGTCCCGCAGGAACGCGCTTACCGTTAATAAGGTAACCGCTTCTTTCCTGATAATAGGTACGTTCTTTGATGGAATGTTCCATCATGTACCCATAATGCATAACCAGGCCCTCGTTCGCGAAATCAGAGATATTAGAAATAACATCTCCGGTATTCGAGAACCAGTCTACGGCCCAGCTCCAGGGGCTCAGTTCCCAGATAGTATCTGGGGTTGGCTTCAGGCCGATTCGATCGGCAAGCAGCGCCAACCTACTGGTTACATTCCGGCTGTCGTATCCGGAAGGTAGGTAGTAGGTGAAGCTGCCTGAAAACCAACGTCGTTTCGTAGTTTTCTCTACGACGCGAACTGTGCTCCTGTTACCGCCATCGGGTTGAAACAAGTTCCCAGGCCATGCCAAAGCTGGCAGGATTGGGTTCGTGTTTTCTTCCCAAGTGGAGGATGTAGTTTCGATTGGAAACTCGTAACGTCGCCTAACGACCTTACCACTATCTCGTTCGTATTGCGATGCAATACGATCGAAGTTAACGATAGTGTCCTTGAATGAGTTAATCTCAGACAAGAGGGGTCGCCACCCGAATTGAACGTTCAAGTAGTCGCCAGCGGCGGCTCTGAGACGATCATTTCGGGCTTTCCACGTTTGGGAACCGATCAGATGGGGTATTCCCTCTCTGAACAGCTCACCAAGCGCGGTTGCGGCGTCTACGGGTGGATTTGTGGGTTTGCATCGGGCAATTGCTGTCGCCCCTAGCTCGTCGAGTTCATCGTTAGATGATCGAGCGCTGCTAGGGAAGAACGGCAATACGTCCCCTTGAGCATTTGGAGCCTGCATCTGCATTCGAGGAATTAGTACACCGTCGTAAGACAGGTACTGCTTCAACGAACCAAATGTTTGACTCCACTCATCCCTTACATGAAGCTTGACACCGTCAGGCTTCGTGCAATAGGAACGAGTTGTCTCAAAGGGGCCTCCGATGTCTTCCAACGATCCAGACTTAAGTCTGGATATTGGGTGCCCAGTCGACACAGTAGTTTGTGTCCCTCCCAGATAGGCCACACGCTCCGATGATGGTGTACTAGTAACTAGTACGCCACCTTTGTCGGGGTTCCAGTACTCCGCACGCCCGGTCCCAGTCCGTTTAGGACTGAGACTAGGCAATCGCCGAGTCCTGGTCGTGGTCTCTCCGAGAGGCAATCGAAACACTCCTTTGGTTGGATATTTCCTCACCCAGATTTGGGTGAGGAGGTGTCGTGCACTGCGCAGGGCCGCGGAGAGATCCGCG